AAGACATGCCAGTATGGATGCATTCCTCGATGAAGCGTTTAGATTATCCTGTTTATAGTTTTATACAGAAAGTCATAATTATCAATTACGGTATTCACATTGGTTGGTGAGTCTAGCTGTTTACTTTCCAGCTAGACTTAATATAATAATCACATCAGTTAAACAACCGGAGCAAGAAAATGGCACTATCAGTACAATCAATTCTCGATCGACTTGACTGGATCAAGATTGCAATCGAGACTGCCCAAGAATGCGGTAACCACGATCGTAAACTTTCCGGCGAGAAAGTGATGAATGGTCACTACCTGAAAGCCCTACAAGAGCTTCACGCTGTTCAGAAGCAACTCGAAAATCTACTGGAACGTGCTAAGGCACAAGAGGCCGCTTAAATGATTACGTTATTCAACAAAACAGAAGACAGTCCTATTGAGGTCAAGTTTTGGTCATTTCCTGGTGGTGAACGTGGGTGCAAGATTGAACTGGAAGACGAATCACTTCTTCTTGAAGAGGAACATGTGTTTCTGATTCGAGTTGATTTTCGGTCATCAGATGATCTAATTGATCTTCTGTTGCTCAATAATGCTATTCGGAACATGTTTGTTTTAGCCGGTAAAATTGATCTTGTTCTACACATCCCATATTTCCCCTATGCACGGCAAGATCGAGTTATGTCACCCGGCGAATCTTTGTCACTTCAAGTTGCTGTCGATCTGATTAAGTCATGTGAGCCATATACAGTTATTGTTCACGACCCCCACTCAGATGTTCTGGCCGGAATGTTTAAACCGGGTCAGTTGATCGTAGTTTCACAAGAACATCTAATCGAATTTGATGTTTCAGAAAATGTACCAACGTATCTAGTTTCTCCTGATGCTGGGGCTCTGAAAAAGATTTATAAGATTGCCCAAAAGTACAATCTTCCGGTAATTGAAGCATCAAAAATTCGTGATGTTTCAACTGGTAACATCACTGGGACAAAGGTAGAAAATCTGGGTATCACCGATAAAGTCGATCTTATTGTGGTCGATGATATTATCGACGGCGGAAAAACTTTCATCGAATTAGCCAAAGAGCTAAAAAAGGTGTATAATATCAATCGGCTGGTTCTGGCTGCATCACATGGAATCTTCAGTAAGGGTCTCGACGTATTGGAAGACTATGACAAGATTTATGTGCAAAACAATATGTCAGACTACAATCTAGACGCATTTAACAATCGCAAGTGAATTTTAATAGGATCTCTACATCATGAAGCATTTTACTCAGACCGCGCTTTCCAGTATCGATTCGTATAAGCTCGGGCATGCCGATCAGTTCCCCGAAGGTACAAACAAAGTCTATAGTAACTTTACTCCACGATCACTGGCTCACCTGCATGTGCCGTATGAATATGGCACTACTCAAGTTGTCTGGTTTGGTCTCCAGGCGTTTCTAAATGATCTGCAGAGTGTCTGGCAAGAAACATTCTTCGACCGACCCAAAGACGAGGTTGTTGCAGAATTTGTTGAACTAGTCGGTCCGTTCTGTGGGCCACGAGGTTTCAATCAGAACCGCATTGAATGGTTGCACGACCTTGGTTATCTACCAATTGAAATCAAGTCACTCCCTGAAGGCACTCTGGTTCCCGCTGGTGTTCCTGTTCTGACTATCACCAATACACTCCCTGAGGCATATTGGCTACCAAACTTCCTCGAGACTTGGCTATCAGCCGATCTATGGAAATCTGCAACGGCCGCCACGATTTCCTATGTATATCGTAAGATTATTGATCGATATGCGGAATTGACCGGTGGCAATAAAGATTTTGTTATGTGGCAAGCCCACGACTTTAGCAGTCGAGGAATGTCTAGTATTGCTGATGCTGCTAGGACTGGTGCCGGTCATCTGCTATCTTTTGCTGGAACCGATAACGTAACAGCTGTTCAACTGGTCAATGATGTTTATTATGGCAAAGAAACCTTTGTTGGTGGTAGTGTTCCCGCAACGGAGCATGCGACGATGACATCTTCAATTCTAGTTGAAGCAGAACGACTTCGTCAAACTGGTGTTGGTGAAGATGACATTATGGCCAAGGCTGAGCTGAATGTTATCAAGCGACTTGTAACTGAGGTATATCCATCTGGTGTTGTGTCGGTCGTTAGTGATTCATTTGATTTCTGGAAAGTTATCACCGAAATTGCCCCGGCTCTCAAGGGCGAAATTCTGAATCGTGTTCCAGATCAACTTGGACTCGCTAAGGTTGTATTTCGCCCAGACTCTGGTGATCCCGTAAAGATCATTTGTGGTCATAAGTACAAAGTTATCGATGATATTGATGATACGTATGAAATGATTTCAGCTTCAAATGAAGGATATGAGGTCGTTTATAACAAAATGGATGACAAGTATTATCAATTTGAGACATACGACGATGGGTGGAGTACTAGTGTTGAGTTCAAAGAGCTTCAGTGGTATGAAGTAAAAGGTGCTATCGAATGTCTATGGGATACATTTGGCGGTACCACTAACGAAAAGGGTTTTAAGACTCTAAATCAACGGGTTGGTCTTATCTACGGTGATTCAATCACTTTGGATCGTTGTAATGAGATTCTAAAACTTCTTGCTGAGAAGGGGTTTGCATCAGACACTGTAGTATTCGGAATCGGCTCTTTCACTTTCCAGTACAATACTCGTGACACTCTTGGTTTTGCGATGAAAGCGACCTATGTTGAGATTGATGGAAAGCCATACTCAATCTTTAAGGATCCAAAGACTGATAGCGGAACCAAGAAATCTGCAAGGGGTCTTCTCCAGGTTGTTCAAGATGGAGATACTCTGAAGGTCAATCAAGATGTGTCTTGGGACCAAGAAAAACAGGGCCTGCTGCGAACGGTATATCTTGACGGCAAGATCGCGGTGAGTGAAACTTTTGCTGATATCCGCAGTCGACTTGGAGTGATCTAAGAACAAGGGGTCTTCGGGCCCCTTAATCTTTTCTACGGAGTGTTTACTTTTGACCTAGACTTGATATAATAGTCACATCAACCAAGGAGATTTAAAATGATATTCAAGATCGGTGATCGGGTTTATGATTGGAGTGAAGGCGATGTCGGTGTCATTAAGCAAGCGCATTATGACAGAAAAAATCCCGATGTCCAAGATGGTTGGTGGGTTCTTTGGGAAACTGGTGAATTTGCAGGGCAGCTGCTTTGGCTTGATGAATTTGAAATGGATTTGCTGGAGAATAATGAATGATCTATCTTGATCTCGACGGCGTGTTTGCAGATTTCAACGGTGCTGTTCAAAAACACTGCCCAGGATTGGTCTATCAACAACACTCAAAGCAAATTTGGTCAGTTCTTGAGACCATCCCAAATTTTTTCTCAACTCTAGATCCGATTTTGCCCAGTTTGAAGATTTATGATGATATTGCATCGAATACCAATATTGAAATGCAATTTCTGACAGCCCTTCCACCAGCAACCGGATACCTAAAAACAGCCCAACGGGATAAGACGGATTGGGTACATTGGCATATCGATGATTGGGCTCAAGTCAATTGTGTGTCTAGTTGGGAAATGAAAAAGTATTTTTGCCGGGGCAAGCATGACATTTTGATTGACGATTCGCCTCGAAACATCGAGGATTGGATTAAGGTTGGTGGCACAGGCATTCTTCATGTAACGCTGGAAGACACTTTGCAACAAATGCATCAACTTGGAATTACATGAACAACTTTAAAAAATTTCTGTCAATTGTCTGGTATCCCATTGTTGTAATAGTATCCATCTACATGGTCTTGTTTTTGTCCACACCCGGTATCATCTGATGCAATCGAGATTGGAATCCTTCATTGAAGTATTGTTGAATACTATTATCGGTTGGCTTATAGCAATCGTCACTCAGATTATCGTTTTTCCACTGTTTGACATCCATGTTTCATTTAGCGAGCAGATTGGAATCAGCGTAATTTTTACCTCAATCGCTATTGTGAGAAGCTACGTAATCCGTAGATGGTTTAACAAAAGGCTTCGATTAGCTGCGGCTGGCATTGCAAGGAAAATGACATGAAAAACGCCGATATGATGTGGTATATAATATCTAAATTTTGAAAGTAATAAATGCCAATAACAAATCCAATAATATTTTATAGTTGTTCTAGCGAAAACCAAGCTAGAGATTATCAACTATGAACATTTGGATACGTTAAACCTCGGAGGAATTAACCCGAGTACAGACGTGGAGATAT